ACAATCCCGGTCAAGCGGATAAGGTGTCGAGGGCGCACCAGACCGCGCCGACGTTGGAGCTTGGACTGCTGTGGATCCCGGAGTCTGCCAAGAACCCCGGCCAGCCTGTGAGCTGGGCCCAGCCGTTTCTGAACCAAGTGGCGAAGTTCCCCGTCGCGGAACATGACGACTACGTGGACACCTTCACGCAGGCGGTCATCTACCTGAAGAACGACGGTTGGTTCGAGCTGCCACAAGCACGCGACGTTGACGAAGACAGGCCCCGTCATCGTGAAGGAAAGGTCAACCCGTATGCCGCATGATGCGCCATCAATTTTTTCCGTCTCGCCTTACTCGCGGGCAATCGCACGCGAGATGTACCCAGGTCAAATAGGCCAAGACGATCAACAGGATGCGGCACGCCACATGCTGGCCGCTGGCACCATGGCCCGCAAGTACGGCCCAACGGTCGCAGACCTGGCGGGCAAGGCGCACGAGTACTCCACCTCTCCGCTGCGTGCTTTGATGATGCTGCTCGGTCGCGGCCAGATGCCGCCCGACTACGAGCAGGACATGCACAACAACGCGCTCGGCATCGAGCTGGCTAAGCGTGCTCAGTCGCAGCGCGAGTTAGAAGACATGATTCAAGCGGCTGCAGAACGTGCAGCGGCAACTCGCACAACCGGCAGGCCCTGGGTCAACAAAGCCCAAGGCGGCGCAGTGCGCAGCCCCCTCAACTACGTCAAGGAGTGCAGCTGCCATGGCTGACAACAACGCATTCATCGGCTACCGCTCCGCTGGTCGCCGCCCCGAGTCTCAGCAAGACCGCCGTGCTGCTGCCGATGCGCCACTGTCCGCGCTGCGCGGCATGGTGTCCGGCGTGCTTGGAGCTCCCGGCGACATCGAGTCGCTTGTGCGCATGCTGCCCGGCCTGTCCGAGCGCACCGTGCTGCCAACATCCGAGGACGTTGAGCGTCGCCTGCCGATGCCTGAGCTGAACCAGACGCCCACAGGCCGCGCGTTCACCACTGCCGGCCAGCTTGGCGGCGGGTTCTACACCGGCCCCGGCTCCCCGCTGCGCGCCATCGCTGCGCTGCCGTCGGCTGTTTCGCGTGCTGGGCGTGATTTCGCCATGGCCGCCGGGCAGCCTGCAGTGAACGTCGTCAAGCCCAAGGGCGGCAACTGGCTGGCGGGGAGCGTGGAGCGTTCGATTGAGCCGATGATTCCTCGAACAGGTGCAGGCAACCGTGTTGCGCGGGACACACTCGAAGAAATGAACCGCACATATCCACCCAATGTTGTTGATGCTATGTCGCCAGAAACGCGCGCATCAATTGATCGAGCATATGAGTGGCTTAATCCAAATGTGGCCATGCAGGATTGGCTCGAAAAAAAACTGTCCAAGTACATCAAGAACGAGATGGCCACGCCAGAAGACCCGCTGCGGGCGCTGGCAGAGCGTGGCGTTTTGCACGTTGACCCTGAGCAGCTCAACTTCCGACCAGAGTTGCATGGTCGTTTTATGAGCGAAGGCCAGACCGCTGTCGCACAAAGCCCTGCAGCAAAAAGCTGGGAGGGCGCAAGCGATCTGACGGTGGGCCAAATGCCTGCAGGCCAGCTGCTCCAACAAGGCTACGCCGAGCAAATGCCCTGGCTGGCAAAGGTACCACCCGAGACGCCGGTTTACATGCCGTCGCAGTCCGGCATGGCTGACGATTTGGGCTTTGGCCACCTGGTCGACGAGCTTCGCAACGCCGTTAATCCCGAGTCGGGACTTCCTGCAAACCTGCGCCTGAAGTACCAGGACCTGGAGAAGGTCACCGTGCCCCAGGCCGTCGAGCGCGTGGCCAAGATCAACGAGTGGCGCGCGGCGCAAAAGGCCGAGGCCGACATGGCCCGCGCCATGGGCCCGGCCACGCAGGTAGTCAAGGAGTACCCGGAGCAGGGCTTCAAGTGGGTTGAGCTGCGGCAGCCGAAGGAGACGGGAAAGAAAGTCTCTAGAGAAAAAACAACATCTGAGCTTGAGATGGCCGATGAAGGTGTTGAAACCATGTCTTATGAAGACATAGTGGACATGGTCAATGATTTAGCTCGAGATGAAGGCATCCGTCCAGGCACAAGAGAATTCAATGAAATGCTTGAGGACAACATTCGAATGTTTGGCAAAAAGCCAGATGAAGTTGACGAGTCCTACAAAGCCCTGGAAGACGCCCTCAAGTACGAAGGCGAGACCATGGGCCACTGCGTCGGCGGCTACTGCCCGGATGTGGTTGAGGGCCGGTCCAAGATTTACAGCCTGCGCGACAAGAAGGGGCAGCCGCATGTGACGATTGAGGTGCAGCCTGGTCGCAAGCTCACCGAGAAAGACATGCCCGACGATGTGCGCGACATGCTTTCCGAGCAATACGGCGACGCTTCGCGTGAGGAGTTTGAGGCGGCTGTCCAACAGTACCTTCAGTCCCGGTCCGTTCCAGACGCGATCGTCCAGATCAAAGGCAAGGCCAACCGCGCGCCCAACGCCGAGTACTTGCCAGCGGTGCAGGACTTTGTGCGGTCGGGGAACTTTGGCAAGATCGGCGACCTGCAAAACGCGGGATTGGTTGACGTTCAAGACCCCAACGCCTTGCTGCGTGCGCTTGGTAAGGTTTCTCCTGAAAGAAACATTGATCAGGCAATTGACAACTTCAACACCGCGATTGACTCGGCACCAAACGCCCAACGGTACATGACGCTCGACGAGTTGCGTGATTTCCTGGGGGGCTCGGCGGGCCCTGAAGGCTTCTCCCAAGGCGGCCAGGTTCGCGGCTACGCCGAAGGTGGCCAAGTAAGTGGTGCAAATTTCCCCACAGGCGACTTTGACCCGGCTAGAATCGACACCATCGTGGGCGAGCTCCACGCACTTAATGCGGGCTGACATACATGGCTGACGAACTTCTGAACCAAGGCGAAGACGAGAACCCCAGCGAGGACGAGCAGCGCGGTGAGTCCGTCTCCCTGCCTGACGAGGACCTGGAGGTCGAGGACACCGAAGACGGCGGTGCCGTCATTCGCATGACCAACGAGCGCGACGTGGCCGACAAGAAGGCCCACTTCGCCAACATCGTCGACGAGGTCGATCGCCAGTACTTGAGCGACGCCGTGGTTGACCTGCTCGACAAGATCGAGCGCGACAAGGACGCCCGCGCCAAGCGCGACAAGCTCTACGAGGAAGGCCTGCGCCGCACGGGACTTGGCGACGATGCCCCTGGTGGCGCTCAGTTCTCCGGTGCCAACAAGGTCGTGCACCCCATGCTGGTCGAGGCCTGCGTCGACTTCAGCGCCCGCTTCATGAAGGAGGTTTTCCCTCCATCCGGCCCGGTCAAGTCCAAGATTCTGGGCCAGGCTGAGCCCGAGAAGCTGGAAAAAGCTCGTCGCAAGGCCGAGTTCATGAATTGGCAGACCACGCAGCAAATGCCCGAGCTGCGCGGCGAGCTTGAGCAACTGTCCACGCAACTGCCCCTGGGCGGCGGGCAGTACTTGAAGCTCATGTGGTCCCCGCAGTGGAAGCGTCCGACGGCTGAGTTCATCGCCATCGACGACATTTACCTGCCGTTTGCGGCCACCAACTTTTACAGCGCTGAGCGCAAGACGCACGTCCAGTACGTCACCAAGGCCGAGTTCAACCGCCGCGTCAAAGCTGGCATGTACGCCGAGGTGGACCTGGGCTCGCCCGACCAGATCGAGTTCAGCCGCTCCACGATTGCCAACGACAAAATTGAAGGCCGCGAGGACACCAGCTACAACGAGGACGGCCTGCGGACTATCTTTGAGATTTACACGCACCTGGACTTCGGTGACGGCATGGAGCCGTACATCATCAGCATCGACAAGTCCACGCGCATGGCCCTGGGCCTGTACCGCAACTGGGAGCCAGAGGACAAGCGCCGCAAGGAGCTTGACTGGATCGTCGAGTTCCCGTTCGTGCCATGGCGCGGCGCTTACCCGATCGGCCTGACCCACATGATCGGCGGCCTGTCGGGCGCTGCCACCGGCGCACTGCGTGCATTGCTGGACTCGGCTCACATCCAAAACATCCCGACGCTTTTGAAGCTCAAGGGCGGGCCTGGCGGCCAGACGATCAACGTGCAGCCGACAGAGGTGGTCGAGATCGAGGGCGGCGCTCTCGTCGACGACATTCGCAAGCTGGCTATGGCGCTGCCGTTCAACGGCCCATCGCCCACGCTGTTCCAGCTGCTCGGCTTTTTGGTTGACGCTGGTAAGGGCGTGGTGCAGACCTCGTTCGAGAAGCTCGCCGACCAAAACCCCAACGCTCCTGTCGGCACCACGCTGGCGCTGATCGAGCAGGGCATGGTGGTGTTCAGCTCCATCCACTCGCGTCTGCACAACTCGATGGCCCGCGTGTTCCAGATCCTGCACCGGATCAACAGCGCGTACCTGACCGAGGAAGACATCGAGGCCATGGAAAACGGCCTGGACGTCAAGCCAGAAGACTTCGACGGCCCGATGGACGTTGTGCCTGTGAGCGACCCCGCCATCTTCAGCGAGGCCCAGCGCTTCGCTCAGGTGCAGGCCGTGCAGCAGCGCGCTGCGGCCATGCCGCAGATGTACGACCTGCGCAAGGTCGAGGAAATGTTCTTGCGCAACTTGAAGCTCAGCCCCGACGACGTGCTGCAGCCCGAGCCTGGCCAGGACGACGTTGACCCGGTGAGCGAGAACGTGGCCGCCTCGATGGGCCGCCCGATCTACGTGCTGCCCAAGCAGGACCACGTGGCGCACATCCAGACGCACTTGGCTTTCCTGAAGTCGCCGATCTTTGGCATGAACCCGGCGATCATCAAGACCTACATTTACCCGATGGCGCAGCACCTGCGTGACCACCTGTTGAACTTCTACCTCACGCAAGCCCACGAGGCCGTGCAGCGCGCCGAGCGCGAGAAGCTGATCAGCAGCGACGCCGAGCAGCAAGTGCGCGTGATCTTGAAGGTCCAGCAGATTATCGAGCAGCAGCTGGCCAACTTCGCGCAGGACTTGGCCAAGATCGACGAGATGGCGCAGCAGTTTGCACCTCAGCCGCCGCAGATGCCGCAGGACAAGAGCATGGAGATTGCCCAGCTCAACGCGCAGGTGCAGCAGCTGGCTTTGAATCAGCGCGCTCAGTCCGACGCACAGCGCCAGCAGATCGAGCAAGCCAAGCTGGTCCAAAAGCAGCAGTCCGATCAGCTGGCCTTGGCCGACAAGCAGCAGTCGCGTGCCGAAGACCTGCAGCGCGAGCAACTGCGCCAGGCCTCGGAAAACGAGCGCACAGCGGCAGAGATCGACGCCAAGCTGACGATGAACGACGCGGACAACGCCACGGCCATGCGCCTGGCCGCTGCCGAAATCGCATCCGGCGAGAAGGTGGCTGTCAGCACCGGTACCGGCATCAACCCAGGCACGCGTTAAAACCAGGCACACGTTAATTTTCACAAGGAGCACACCATGAGCGACAAACCCACCCAAGGCACCGTTCCAATGACCGGCGCGCTGGTCAAACAACACCACCGCATGGCCGCTGGCCAGCCCGTGACCGGCCAGACCCTGCCGGCCGCACCCTCGATGCCAAAGACGCCCTGCTGATGGCAGTCGAGGACCGCCTGCTGAATAAGCTCAAAGCTGACCAGCAGGCTTTTGCGCTTGAGGCTCTCAAGCGCCCGGTCGATCGCGACGCTTTCGAGTACGGATACCGAGTGGGCATGGTTGCAGGATACGAAGCAGCCATCCGAGCCCTGCTCGACCTTCTGGACGACGAGCGCCACGGCGACCGAGACCTGTGATTTGCACGGGTCTGTGACGATTTTTTGAGGGTGGCCGCTGTGGCCGCCGACAACAACTGCTGAAAGGAGCAGAGCATGAGCGAAGCATTGATCGAGGCTTTTCCGGATGCCGACCCAGGCATCACCCCGTTTGGAAGCCGTGTCCTGGTGCAAATCCGCAGCCCCAAGACCAAAACCGCCTCCGGCATCATCATCGACAACGGCTCGCGTGACACTGAGAAGTGGAACACGCAGGTGGCCAAGGTGATCAGCGTTGGCGCGCTGGCCTTCAAGAACCGAAACACCATGGACTCCTGGCCCGAGGGCAGCTGGTGCAAGCCGGGCGATTACGTTCGCGTGGCCAAGTACGGCGGCGACCGCTGGGAAGTTCCTATGGCAAACGGCGAGACCGCCCTGTTCGTGATCTTCAACGATCTCGACATCATCGGCCAAGTGACCGGCGACCCGCTGGCCATCCGTGCGTTCATCTGAGGAGGCGACATGCAACGTTATATCGGCACCAAACTGATCAACGCTAAGCCCATGACCCGGGCTGAGTACAACGCCTTCCGTGGCTGGACCGTTCCGGCTGACGAGAACCCCGACGACGCCGGCTACCTGGTCGAGTACGTTGACGGCGGCAAGGGCAACACCGACCATTACGCCGGCTATGTGAGCTGGTCGCCCGCTGACGTTTTCGACCGGGCCTACCGTCCGTGCGACGGCATGACGTTTGGCCAGGCGCTCGAAGCCCTCAAGGCTGGCCAAAAGGTCGCCCGCGCTGGCTGGAATGGCAAGGGTATGTGGCTTTCGTTGTCCTGCGATGGCGAGCGCGAAGTGCCCGCTGAAAACTTCTGGTCACCCCACAACGCGCAGTTTGCCCGCGACAACGGCGGCACAGCGATTGTGCTGCCCAGCATCACCATGAAGACGACCAACGCTCAAGGGCGTGTGGCAATCCTGATGGGCTGGCTCGCCAGCCAGACCGACATGCTTTGTGAAGACTGGAGGGTAGTGGAATGAGCAACGCACCACGCATCACGCCTGCCGACCTGGATGCCAACATCGTCCACACCGAAGTCGTCAAGCACATCACACACAGCGGGCAAATCCTGCGTTGGGCCATCTTGACCACGCGCAACGGGTTTGCCGTGACCGGACGCCCATCTGCTTCCGTATCGCCCCTGAACGACAACGCCGAAATTGGCGATGCCGTGGCTATCGAGAACGCCAAGAACGAGCTTTGGCCTCTGATGGGCTACGAGCTGCGCAGCAAGCTGGCCGCCCAAGCCGCTCTCGACGAAGACTTCCCCCTCGGCAAAGCCTGCGCCAACTCCGGCGAAGGTTCGTGCGAGGCCTGCCAATAACCAAACAAGGAGCTCAAAATGCCAACCCTGAGAGAAGACGACGAGCGTCCAGACGACAACCGTCCCAACAACGAGGAAATCGTCATCGTTGAAGACAAGCCTGGTGTCAACCAAAACCAAGACAACGACGACGACAACGAAGACGACGCCCGACTTGGCGGCAGCGATGACGGTGGTGCAGACGACGGCAACGATGCCGAGCGCGCTGCCATCCGAGAGCGCCGACGCCTCGAAAAGCTCGAACGCAAGGACCGCCGCGAGCAGGCGATCAAGCGCGACAAGCTGGAGCTGGACTTCCTGCGCAAGCGCAACGACGACCTCGAGCGCCGCCTCGGCACCGTCGAGCATCGCACACACCAGGCCGACCTCTCGCAAATCGACACCCAGATCGCCCAGGCCAAGAACGAGGCCGAGATGGCCGAGCGCGTTATCGCCAAGGCTGTTGCGGCTGGAAACGGTGACGATGTGGCGCAGGCCATGCGCTACCGCGACCAAGCGATGCAAAAGGCCAACCAGCTGGCGTTTGCCAAGCAGCAGGCCATGGTGCAGCGCCAGCAGGCCAACCAGCCCAAGAACGAAGGCCTGGACGACATGGCCATGCACTTCGCCAAGGAGTTCATCACGGAAAACTCGTGGTACGACCCCAAGGGCCAAGACGAGGACAGCGCGATCGTGCTGGCCATCGACGGGGCTTTGCACCGCGAAGGCTTCCGCCCTGACACCGAGGAATACTGGGACGAGCTGCGCGATCGCGCCGCCCGACGCATCCCCGAGCGCTTTAAGGCGACCGGCGGTGCCAAGGACAACCAGCGCCAGCAAACCACACCGCCTCGCCAACAACGCGGCGGACCTGCCATCGGCTCTGGCCGTGAGCACGCGCCAACATCAACCCGCACCGAGGTGTACGTCAGCCCCGAGCGCAAGCAGGCTCTGATCGACGCTGGGGTCTGGGATGATCCAGTGCTTCGCATGAAGTACGTCAAACGCTACGCGGAATATGACCGCAACAACCGCGCGTAAAAAATCGCGTTGTGTTTTTCCAAATTCAACCTATAATTTTTCCCAATCGCTGAAAGGAGCGAGAAATGTCCGACGAACGCTTAAAGAAATCCGCTGGTGACAACCGTGAGAATCGTGCGATGGTAGATCGCGCGGCAACAGAATCACGCGCCCTGTCCGATGATGAGCGGGTTGAAATGTTCCGACAGCAGTTCCACCAGTCCTCACTTCCGGACTTACCAAAACTCGACGGCTGGCATTGCTGCTGGCTGACCACTGCGAATCCACGCGACTCCATCCACATGCGTATGCGTCTGGGTTACGAGCCTTTGAAGCCAAGCGACGTGCCTGGCTGGGACTATGTCACCCTCAAGACCGGTGACTGGCAAGGCTTCATTGGTGTCAATGAGATGCTTGCTTTCAAGCTCCCCATGAGTTTGTACGAAAAGTACATGCAGGAAGCTCACCACGACGCGCCAATGCGCGAAGAGGAAAAGCTGACTGACACGGCGGAGTTCATGGAGCAGCAAGCTCGCGCGTCTGGATCACGCATGGATGCGGGTGACGGTATGACGGAAATTGGGCAAAGACGGTCCGCTCATTTTGAGCTGACCTGAACAGTTCAGTCCATTCAACCCCTTAAGGAGTACGCTCTATGTCCTCGACTAGCGCACCTTTTGGCTTCCGCGCCTCTTACCACAACAGTGGTCAGATGCGTCCGAAAGCCTACACCGTAGCGAGCACCTACGCCGCCAACATTTTCTCGGGTGACCCCGTGAAGTTGACCGACGCTGGTGTGATTCAACTGGGCACCTCTGACGGCACCCGTTCTGGCACCACCGATGGCGTTACCCTCCTGGGTATCTTCGCCGGCTGCCAATACAACGATGCCACTGGCCGCCCCACCATCAGCCCCTTCTGGCCCTCCGGCGTCACCGCGACCAACATCATCGCTTGGGTGTACGACGATCCAGAAACGCTGTTCGATGTGCAGTACAACAACCCTTCTTCTGGCACCACCGTGCAAACGGCTGTCGGCGAAGAGTGCGATTGGACTGTCGCCTCGCCTGGTGGCTCGACCCAAACGGGCCTGAGCAACACCTACCTCACCGCCATCCAATCCACATCTGGCCAGTTCCAGATCACTGGTTTCGGATACAACATCAACGACTCGCTGACTGACGCTTATGTCACGGCCACTGTTCGCATCAACGAACACGCCTACAAAGCAGCAGTCAACAGCATCTAAGGAGGGCTGAAACATGGCAACCCCAATGCGCAGTACGGACTTCCGTTCCGTAGTCGAGCCCATCCTGAACGAAGTTTTCGATGGTGTTTATGAGCAACGTGCCGACGAGTGGAAACAAGTGTTCCGCGAGCAAAAAGGCATCCCACGTAACTACCACGAAGAGCCCGTCCTGTACGGCTTCGGTGCAGCTCCTGAGCTGCCCGACGGCATGGCAGTGACGTACCAGTCCGGCGGCGTGCTGTTCTTGCAGCGCTACCTGTACAAGGTGTACGGCTTGGCCTTCGCTTTGACCAAAGTTTTGGTTGAAGACGGCGACCACATCCGTATCGGCCAGACTTACGCCAAGCACTTGGCTCAGTCGCTGATCGAGACCAAAGAAACCCTGGCTGCCAACATCCTGAACCGTGCCTTCAACGGCGCGTACACAGGCGGCGACGGCGTGGCTCTGGTGTCCACAGCTCACCCCATCGTCAACGGCACGTTCAGCAACCAGCTGGCCACCGCCGCTGCCCTGTCGCAGACGTCCCTCGAGCAGATGCTGATTCAGATCCGCAATGCTGTGGACAACAACGGCAAGCGTATCCGCCTGACACCCAAGAAGATCGTCACCGGTCCTTCCAACGTGTTTCAGGCTGAGGTGCTGCTGAAGTCTGTGCTTCGCACCGGCACCGCTGACAACGACATCAACCCTGTGAAGTCGATGGGCTTGCTGGCCGAAGGCCAAGCCAACCTGTCGCGTATCACATCCACCACAGCCTGGTGGATTCAGACCGACGCCCCCGAAGGTCTGAAACTGTTGATGCGTCGCGGCCTGGAGAAATCCATGGAGGGGGATTTTGAAACCGACAGCATGCGTTACAAGGCCACAGAGCGTTACGTTCTGGGCTGGACTGACCCACGCGGGATTTTCGGTACATCCGGTACCTAAGTTGACAATTTTACCGGGATGAGTCAAACTCCTAGGGCCTCAAAACCCTAGGAGTTTTTTTATGCCTGAGAAGTGTCACGTTCACAACTGCACTCAGCCTGTTATTGCCAAAGGACTGTGCCAGACGCACTACAAGCGCTTTCAGCGGCACGGTGACGTTGAGTCAACCAGGCCCAAGGATTGGGGTGATCGAGAAAAACATCCCGCCTACAGAAGTTGGTGCGGTTTGCGCCGGTATCACTTGCTGGACATGCCTAACGACTGGAAAGAGGACTTTTGGAAATTCGCATCCGATGTTGGCGATAAACCTGAATCGGGTCGCGCCTTCAGACCAGACTCATCAAAGCCTTGGTCAAAAGAAAACTTTTACTGGAAAGAACGTCGATCAACATCTGAAGACCGCAAGGAATACATGCGCGAATGGAGAATGAAAGCTCGAGCTGCAAATCCAGAATATTACGAAAACGCTGACTTACAAAAACTTTACGGTGTCACGCTTGATTGGTACAACCAGAAATTCAAAGAGCAAAACGGCGTCTGCGCCATCTGCCAAGAGCCAGAAACTGCTGTGATTCGCGGCCGGACCATTTCCATGGCTGTCGACCACTGCCACAGCACAGGCAGTGCTCGCGGGCTTTTGTGCACAAAGTGCAACCAGGGCCTTGGTCTATTCCGAGACAAAATTGACATCCTTGAATCCGCCGTGAGATACTTGCGCCGCAGCACCGACGAATAGCTGGTGCTGTTGGGCACCTTTAAACCAGCGCAGCAGACGGCCCGCCCTGGCCGACGACATGCAGACGGCTGCGCAAAACTCGCATGTGAGGAATCATCATGGCTCAAACCACTTTCAGCGGCCCCGTCAAATCCAACGCCGGCTTCCTGTTTCCCGTCACGACGACCGCCAACCTGCCCGCTGCCAGCAGCGTCGCCGCAGGCACCGCTTACGTCATTTCTGACAACGGCGCCGGCAACGACGAGTACTGCGTTGTCATCAGCACCGGCTCTGCCTGGGTGACCGCCGTCGGCGCTGCTCTGAGCTGATCTCCTGCGTCATGACGCACCCCACCAACCGGTGGGGTTTCATTCAAACCAGGAGATCACCTCATGATGACCGACAAATTAGGCTACAAGCCGGTTGCAGCCGAGACCGCTGTGATCAAAGCCACACCAGCCGGACTGTTCTCGGTGACCTGCATCGTTGCGGGCGCCGTCACGGTCTACGACAACGCATCTGCGGCCAGCGGCAACATCCTCTACAAAAAGACAATGGCAGAGGGTGAAATTGCAACTTGGGCCAGCCACGGTATTGCTGCGAACAACGGCCTGGTGGTCGTGGCCGCCGGTACCGTGAACGTTGCTTACACCTGATCCAGGCGCGGAAGGTTCGCGCCATGGAAATGATGGTTTGGAACATCGTACTGACAGCAATCGTCGCCCTGCTTGGATTTGTCGTGAAAGAGAAATTCGCCGAGCTTCAGCGCATCAGTATCTTGCTCAACAAGACGCGCGAGGAAATCGCACGCGATCACATCACCCGCACCGAGTTCCGTGCGGATATGCAACAGCTCATGGACCGGTTTGACCGCCTTGAGCGAAAGATCGACAACCTCAAAGCGCCCACTCACGAGCGCGACTGACTGGAGAAAATCATGGGCTGCACATACGTTAAAGAGTTCGACTTCGGCACCAAAAAAGCCGAGGGCGGCGCAGTGAAGTACGCCAAGGGCGGCATGGTCCAAGGCGGCATGCTGGCCGACAAGAGCAAGCTGGGCATCAAGGGCAACAAGAATCCTGGCATCAAGGGCTCCAAGCCCGTGGCTCCCAACCTGCCAACGCTGAAGCTGGCCAAGGGCGGCATGTGCAAGTCTGGGTACGCCGAGGGCGGCAAAGTCCACAGCGATGTGGCCATGGACAAGAAGATGGTCAAGACCGCCGTGCACAAGCACGAGAAGGCGCTGCACAAAGGCGAGCCAATGACCAAGCTGGCCAAGGGTGGCAAGGTGCCACGCGTTGAGGCCATGGACAAGCGCGAAATGGCCATGACCCCCACTATGCGCCGCGAGGCAGCCATGACCAGCCGCAAGGTCGAAGCGCCCGCACGCAAGATGGTGCCCGTCGCCTCGCGTGAGCCGATGCTGGCCATGAAAAAAGGCGGCAAGGCCTCGATGTGTTGATCAGGACGGGGCGGCTGTTTGCCGCCCTCGTTCGCTTGATCTACAATTCCCCAACCCCCCAAGGGCACGCTGAATCGGCGGCCATCTGACGACCACTTACGGAGTTAGCATGGCCTTTTCCGGCAGCATCAGCAGCACAACATTCAACGCACTGAAGGTCGTCGATCACGCCTTCCGGCGCTGCCGTCTGCCTGCCCAGGCCATCACGGCCGAAATGCAAAGCTACGCGCTTGAGTCGCTTTACCTGCTTCTCAGCGAGCTGGCCAACACCAAGACCCCCAGCTGGTGCATTGAGCGCCAGATTTACCCGTTCTACGAGGGCCAGCCCATCGTCACGCTGACCAACGGCACGGTGGAGGTGCTCAACGCCAACCTGCGCACCTTGCAGGAGCTGACCGGCGTGACGGTGTCCTTGTCCCAGAGCTACACCGTGGACTTTACGGACCAGGACGGCGGCGTGGGCACTGTCAACACCGTGGGCGTGAAATGGACCGGCGCGGCAGTAACGCTCACCTTCCAGACCTCAATCGACGGCATCACCTGGACCACGGTGGGCACGCAGACCACGGCGGCATCGGCTGGCGAGTGGACCTGGAGCGACATTGTCCCGGCGCAGGCCCGGGCGTTTTTCCGCATCACAAGCACATCGCCTCTGCTCATGAGCGAGGTATACCTGGGCACTCTTCCGCAGGAAATCCCCATGGGGCCTTTGAACCGCGACACCTACGTGGCGCAGAGCAACAAGGTGTTCTTGGGCCGCCCGCTGACGTACTGGTTCCAGCGCGATTTGCCCCGGCCTGTGATGAACCTGTGGCCGTCGCCTAACCTGGCGGCTGAGCACCAGCAGCTGATTGTGTGGCGTCACCGCCACATCATGGACACCGAGAACCTGCAGCAGGACGTCGAGGTGCCCCAGCGCTGGCTGGAGGCGATCACGGCGGGTCTGTCGGCAAAGGTGGGCGCTGAAACGCCGTCTGTGGACACTGCTTTGGTGGGTATGCTCGAGCAGAAGTGGTACATGGCCCGCCAGGCGGCCTGGGACGGGGACAACGACGGCTCGCCGACCTACATCAACCCCGGCATCGGGTGCTACACGAAGTAAGCCATGCCGCGCTTCATCGACCCCTCCGGCCAACCGACCTTCGGGCTCGGTATTTGCGCGCGTTGCTCGCGCAAGTTCCCGCTTGCCGCGCTGCATCCGGACCCCAATTACCCGGCGCTGATGGTCTGCGACGAGGATACGGACGACTACGACCCGTATCGCCTCGCGCCTCGAAAAGAGGACCAGATCGTGCTGCCGTTTGTGCGGCCGGATGTGCCTGTGACCACCAACCCTTCGGGCCTGATTACGCAGGACGGCACGCAGTTCATTGTTTCTGAGGACGGGCAGCGATTCCTGTTCGTTGTGGATTAAAAAAATGGCATCCGTCCCATCAAACCTCATCCCGGTCAGCATCACGCAACTTCCTGTGTCGGCAACGACCTCGGAGGATGTGCTGCTGGTGGGCGTCTACCAAGGCGTGACGTACAAATTCCGCGCTGGTGACCTGCTGCAGGTGGCCGGTGTGCCGACCTCGCGCCAGGTGATTGCTGGCACGGGGCTTACAGGCGGCGGTGCGCTGTCGTCGAACGTGACCCTGTCGGTCGCCCCTGGTGGCATCGGTACCACTCAGCTTGCGGCCTCGGGCGTGACGCCTGGGGTGTACGGCGATGGCACCAATGTGCCGCAGTTCACCGTGGATGCCACGGGCCGGGTGATGGCCGCCACGAGCGTGCCGATCTCGATTTCCGGATACGTGCCCACGACCCGCGAGGTGATCGCGGGCAATGGCCTGACCGGCGGCGGCCCGCTGTCCTCGAATGTGACGCTGGCTGTGAATTACGGCGGCACGCCCCTGACCGGCACCGGCTCCGGCTCGGCTGGCTCGGCGCTAACCGTCTCGCGCTCAGACCACCGCCACCCGGCTGTGGATTTGGCAGACCAGACCCAGATCGACGGCATTTTGCCGATCGACCAAGGCGGCACGGGCCGCAGCCTGACCATGCAGCCCGGCGCTGTGATGTGGTCCGGCAGCGACGGCTTGTACGTGGGGCCTGTGGGCACCTCGGGCCAAGTTCTGGTCTCGGGCGGTACCGGCGCGCCCACCTGGGGCTCGACGCTGATCGTGGCTCCTGTGGCGGCCAACACGTTCTTTGCTGGCCCGACGGCTGGCGGCGTTGCCGACCCGGTGTTCCGCACCATGGTGAACGCCGACCTGCCTGCCTCGGGCGCGGTGGCTGCGACTTATGGCTCCGGCGCTTTGGTACCCGTCCTGGTGGTAAACAGCAAGGGCGTGATCACCAGCGCCAGCTCGACGGCCGTGACGCCTGCTTGGTCCAATGTGACCGGCACGCCCACCACCATTGCGGGCTACGGCATCACCGACGGCGTGACGCTCACGGGAGCCCAGGCGCTCACAAACAAAACCATCGACGCGTCGCTGAACACGCTGTCGAATATTCCCAACTCGGCGCTGAGCTTCTCGTCGGTCACGATCAACGGCTCGTCTGTGTCGCTGGGCGGATCGATCACGGTGACGGCCACGGCATCGCAGGCGCTGACGATCGGTACCGGCCTGTCGGGCACGAGTTACAACGGCTCCACGGCGGTCACGATCGCCAACACGGGCGTGCTCAGCTGGAGCGGCGGCACCACGGGCCTGACACCCGCCACGGCCACCACGGGCGCTGTGACGCTGGCTGGCACCCTGGTTGTAGCCAACGGCGGCACAGGGGCCACCACGGCGGCTGGGGCGCGCTTAAACCTGTCGGCTGCGGTGCTGGGGGCCAACAACGACATTACGTCGATGACGGCGCTCACAGGCGGCATCTCGTCGCCTGATTTCATCCAGTTCGACACGGCGGCCGGCGCAACGGACGCGACCGGCAAGTTGCACTACAACAACGCCGACATGTACCAGACCCTGCAATTCCAGATGAATGGCAGCGTGGTGCAGCACGTCGGCGAGGAAATGTTCTACCGAGTCAAGCTCAGCGCTCCAGCCACCAAGGGCCAGGTGCTGATGTTCACCGGAACCCTGGGTGCAAGCGGAGGCCTACAAGCAGCGCCGGCCACGGGCCTTGCTGCCGATCAGTCAAGCTACATCCTGGGCATCGCAGGCGAGAGCGGAACCACCAACGGATGGATCACGGTCTACGAGTTTGGCGAGGTGAAAAACATCGACACCACCGGCGGCGCTGAGGCGTGGGCCCAGGGTGATGTGTTGTATTACAACCCGCTGGTGGCCGGTGGCCTCACAAAGACCAAGCCCAACACGCCCAATGCGATCGCGCTTGTGGCGGCTGTTGTCAACGTCGGCGTGTCCAACGGCATCTTGTTTGTGCGCCCCACGTTTGGATCTGTGCTGGGCGGCACGGACGGCAACGTGCAGTTTGGCACGCTGAACAACGGCGATGTGATCGTCTACGACTCGGGCGACTCGCGCTGGGAGAACCGGGCGCAGTCCACACTTACGGTCGGCACGGCCACCAACCTGGCAGGCGGCGCAGCATCCCAGATCTTGTATCAGACCGGCGCAGGCGCGACCGGGTTCATCGCCAACGGCACGGCGGGGCAGGTGCTCACGTCGGCTGGCGCAGGCACACCAGTGTGGTCGGGTATCTCCGGCGGCACGTTCTAAATTTCGAGAGGAAACATCATGTCCCAGGCAGGCAACACACCCATTCAGCTGTACTACAGCACCACCGCTGCGGCGACCCCGTCCGCCGGCAACCTGGCCGCTGGCGAGTTGGCCGTGAACATCACCGACGGCAAGCTGTTCTACAAGGACAACGGCGGCGTGGTTCGCGTGCTGGCCACGGCCGCTGGCTCGGCTGGCGATGTGGTGGGCCCTGGCAGCTCAACCGACAACGCGCTGGTGCGTTTCGATGGCACCACCGGCAAGCTGGTGCAGAGCTCGGTGGGGGTTCTGAGTGATGCAGGTGCGCTGTCTGGCCTCACATCCGTTGCGGCCACGACGTTCACCGGGACATTGACCGGCAACGCAAGCACAGCAACCACGCTGCAAACATCCCGCACGATCTGGGGGCAGTCTTTTGACGGCTCGGCCAACGTCACTGGCGCTCTGACGGGCGTGACAGATTTGACGGCCTCGGGCTCGCTGACGCTGAACGGCGGCACAGCCAACGGCATCTCCTACCTCAACGCCTCCAAAGTCCTGACCACGGGGAGTGCGCTGACGTTTGATGGTAGCACTTTTGGTGTGGCTGTCTCTGGAAGTACTGACGCCTTGCGAATCACGCAAACAGGCACGGGCAACGCGTTTGTGGTGGAGGATTCGACTTCGCCGGATGCAAGCCCGTTTGTGATTGATGCAAGTGGCAATACGGCAGTTGGCTCCGAAATTGTTGCTACTGCGTTATCTGGCTCAACTCCAAAGTTCAGCGTAAACGGAACGACTTTGGCAACAGCAACGCAAGCAACTACTAACTGGGGAAACTCTGCTACTTCACCAGTTTGCGTTTTATCTAAATCAAGAGGTGGGACAACTGGAGTTCACACAATTGTCCAAAGCGGCGATGGTTTGGGGGCTGTTGCTGGTCTTGGTTCGGATGGAACTAATTTTGTTCAGTCTGCAAGAATTGATTTTCAAGTAGACGGCACCCCCGGCACCAACGATATGCCCGGTCGTCTGGTGTTCAGCACCACTGCTGATGGGGCGAGTACGCCGACTGAGCGCATGCGTATCGACTCCAGCGGTAACGTAGGTATTGGGACGAGTTCGCTTTCAGGTAAGTTGCACGTTGCCGGGCAAACAAGGATTCAAGACAGTGCCAACGCTGCCAATTACATCCTGATTGGGTCTGGCGCAAACGCACCTCGCGGCGGTAATTCCGTGATGGCGCAGACCGGCAGCATGGTTATGGGGACAGAAGGCGCGGCCCCGTTGATTTTCATCACCAACGCAGCGGAGGGAATGCGCCTCGACTCCAGCGGTAACTTGCTGGTGGGGACTACGAGCAGCACTAATGCTCGTGTTCGTGCCACACAAAGATCAACGGATGATGTTTATCGCGCGGATATTGGTACGTCAGGGTCTGCTTATGTTGTGATTGGTTCTGGGTCAACAATGACCTCCGCATATTTTTCAACAAGCGGTGGTGTGACTTTTGCTGGTCAAATAAGTTCTAGCGGAAATACCACTTCTTATGCCACCTCCTCCGACTACCGCCTGAAAGAAAACATCCAGCCCATGACTGGTGCGCTGGCGTTTGTTCGCAAGCAGCGTCCTGTCACCTACAACTGGAAAGCTAATGGCTCTGAAGGCGCTGGCTACATCGCTCACTGGATGCAAGAAGATGGTGCTGGCAACTGCGTTACTGGCACGAAGGACGCTGTGGATGCTGATGGCAAGCCTGTCTACCAAGGTATCGACACCAGCTTCATGGTGGCTCCATTGAACGCCGCGATCGACGAACTTGCCGACATTGTGGAAGCGCAAGCGGCCATCATCGAACAACTCAAGGCCGATGTGGCCGCACTCAAAGGAGCTTAAATCATGTCCGCAACCATCACTTGGACCGTGACCGCAATGGACTGCTACCCGCAGGCCGACGGCGAGACCGATGTGGTCTTCACCGCCCACTGGACCTGCTCTGGTCAACAGACGACTGGCAGCCAGACTTACAGCGGCTCGGTGTACTCCACCTGCTCACTGCCAGCACCCACCGGTCCCGACTTCACGCCTTATGCGCAGCTCACCGAGACGCAAGTGCTTGGCTGGATTTGGGCCAACGGCGTGGACAAGGCAGCCACAGAGGCCGCCGTGGCGCAGCAGCTTGCCAACCAAATCAACCCGCCAGTGGTGACACCTCCACTGCCTTGGGGCGCATGAGAGACTGGGCCGAAGCACTGATCGCCGCCGTCTTAATCGTCGGCGTGGTGCTTTGGTCTGTGCGTGTTTTTATAGGGGTGATTTATGGCTGATTTTCTGCCAGCTTTCGAGGCCATGATCCAGGACGAGGGTGGCTACACGTTGCACACCATCCCTGGTGATCGTGGCGGGCAGACCTACGCCGGAATCGCCCGCAACTTCAACCCGACTTGGGAAGGCTGGGAGTTCGTCGACCGGCGCGAGACGCCGCCCACGCCGATGGTGCGCAACTGGTACCACACCAACTACTGGCTTCCGATTGCGGGCGACCACCTGATCCACCAGGCGGTGGCGTCGTCAATTTTCAACTTTGCCGTGAACTCCAGCGCCCCAGGCCGCCCCACCGTGGCCGTCAAGCTCGCGCAGCTGGTCGCCGGTTCCACGCCAGACGGCTCCCTCGGCTCCCGCTCTGTGGCGGCTCTCAACGCCATGGACCCCGAGAAGTTCGTCATGGCCTACGCCCTGGCCAAGATTGCACGGTACCGGGACATCGTGACCCGCGACCGCACGCAGGCCAAGTTCTTGCTCGGCTGGATCAACCGCACACTGAAGGACGCCACATGAACCTCCTCGGCATCGGCACTGTTATCGAGTCCGTCGGCAAAGTCGCTGGCGACCTGATCACCACGGACAAAGAGCGCATGCAGCTTGAGCTCGAAGGCCGCAAGCTCGACCAGGCCATCGACATTGCGCAGATCGGCGTCAACAACACCGAGGCCCAGCACACCAGCGTGTTCGTTGCAGGCTGGCGGCCTGCCATCGGCTGGGTCGGCGCTGCGGCCATGGCCTACCAGTTCCTGCTTTACCCCCTGCTCACTTGGTTCTGGGCTCTTGCGCAGGCCAACGGCCACCTGCCCGCAGGGATGCAGCCGCCGCCGATGCTGGACGCCGACGCCCTGTGGGTGATCCTGTCGGGCATCCTGGGCATCGCTGGCATGCGGTCGTTTGAGAAATCCCGTGGGGTGGCCCGATGACGTTTGCCGCCCTGTGGGTTCCCGGGCATAATTCGGGCATCACGCGCCAGCTGGACCAGCGGCTTCATAACCAACTGGAGTCCCCATGTACACGATGACGTACAGCAGCCTGCTGGAAGATGTGCGCCGCTACCTTGAGCGGGGCTTTACCGCTGAGAGCGACCAGATCGTCTACGAGCAGCTGCCGCGCCTGATCACCCTGGGCGAGCGCCGCATCTCCCGTGAGCTCAAGATTCAGGGCTTCATTCGAGCCGTCCAAACTCCCCTGCAAATTGGCGTGGCCACCTACCGCAAGCCCGACCGCTGGCGCGACACCGTGAGCATGACGGTCAACGGTTCTCCGATTTTCGCCCGCGCCTACGAGTACTGCCGCAGCTACTGGCCCGATGAGGCCGAGACCGGCGCACCGCAGTTTTACGCGGACTACGATTACAACCACTGGCTGATCACGCCAACGCCTGCAGCCGCCAGCACGCTGGAGGTGATGTACTACGAGCAGCCGCGTTTCTTGGGCGAGGACTTCCAGACCAACTGGCTGACCGAGTACGCCCCCGACTTGTTGCTGTATGCCACGCTGCTTGAGGCCACGCCGTTCTTGAAGAAGGACGAGCGCATCGGCACCTGGCAGCAGATGTACGACCGCGCTGCCCAGGCGCTCAACGGCGAGGACCTGAAGAAGATCATGGACCGCAGCGCCCAAAGGACTGAGGCGTAAAAGCGCCAGACGAGGTAAAAAATGACCACCTATGTTGACGTTTTTGGGGGTGCAAATGTGTACCCCAGCGAGATTGATTACAGCTCGACGGCCCTGGCCGCTGACATTACGCTGAGCTGGCCCGACGAGACCTCGACCAGCCAGAATCTTGCCACCAAGATCATGGACGTCACACCGGCGTCTGCGGGCTTGGCGATCACGCTGCCACCGGCCAACAAGACCGGCACCGGCCAGACCATCCTGTTCAACAACCGTGGCGCTTCGACGTTCACGGTGAAAAACGCCGCTGGCACGCAGGTCGTCACCGTGGCGTCCGGCACGCTGTGGCAGGTGTACCTTACAAACAACAGCACGGCAGCGGGCTCTTGGGTGGCTCTGCAGTATGGCGCATCGACCTCGCAGGTCAACGCCTCCTCGCTGGCTGGCAACGGTATTGTGGCCACCGGCACGCTGCTCGCGCAGGCCGGCCCCGTCACTGAGTTCAACAGCAACT